GAGCCAAATTAAAGTGCAAACCTTTGACCCGGGGGTGTCACCATCGTTCATCATTCACCCATTTATTTATCTTCCTTCTAAATTGAAAGCGATTATGTTTTTTGTTATGACACTTTACACACAGAGTAGTGAGATTATCTATATCAAGCGCTAGTTCAGGATGATGTTCTAAATCCTTAATATGGTCTACATCGAGTCTTTTATGCTTGTCTGGGTCGTGATAATCAGTAAACACCTTGCCTTGGCTCTTGCACTCTTGGCACTCATAGTTGTCACGCTTTAATACTTCTTTACGTATGCTTACCCATGCCTTTGACTTGTAGAATGTATGACGTTCTGCTTGTGTTAGCATTAGTATCTAGTCTCTTCACTATTCATTTCTGCAATCTTAGCCAGATTACTTTCAGTAGATAATGAATCTCCAACATTTATACATAGTCTTGAACCTTCATTGTCTACATCAATATATACAATGTCTAAGTTTAATCTTTCGGTTGGTTTAGTTTCAAGGTATGAATCTGTTACCCATAACAACCTAAGTGATTCTAAGGCTTGATGTGGCAATTGTCCGTAGTCATCACCTTCATACTCTATAATAGGAACATCACCTTTGTTTGGTATACGAATGCTTAAATAGTCTTGTCTATTATTTGTAGAGCCGCTTGCCAATGATTTCATCACTATCACCTCAATCATTTAAAAAGCCCAGCACGCAACGTACTGGACTTCATTGTTCTATGTATCCGTAGTTATAAAACCAGTAGACTTCTACGGTGACGAACGTCTTCGTCTTGTCTTTACCTCATTAACTTGCTACTACCCGTAGGCTGAGGTATCTATAGACTGGATTTATATACTCGGCAAGGATTTGCACCTTGCATGAACTAATTAATTTGTTTTACAGGAGTTTTAAGCTAAGACATACGTTTCGTAGCCACATCAGTTCTATCCTGTGATTCGTCTACCTATTCCGCCACGAGTATTGAGATTGAACAAGAAGGTGTCTCTTGTTGGGACTAGTGAGATTGGAATGGGATGCGTCTCCCATCAAGACCAACGATCAGATACAAAGCCTCTGTCCGGCAATATAGCAACCTCCTGCTATATCATCATGTGATTATAGATGAGAAGTGAAGTGCAGACTTAATATATTATTTTATTTGTAATCATCTTCACTTCTCTACTCTATCATTTTACTTCATAAAAACAGTTCAAAACGGGCGTTAAACGGGCAATATATTTTAATATCCTAATCTTTCAGCTATTGAAAGGATGATTGTTTTGTTTCTTCTTCTAGCTGTACTCTCGTCCATATTCAACTTACTGGCAATCCATACCCAAGTTGGCTTGCTTCTGTCCCAGTATCTAAACTGAATCAATTGTTTATCCTCGTCATTCAATCTATTAAGCACAGACTCAATTGCATTTATAATATTCTTTAATCTACTTATCTCTTTATCCATTTGCAGTAACATCACACGATCTTCCACTTCATTACTAATATTCCCTGCACTGCCACCACCTTGGTTCTCGTCAATGTATTCTCTATGCCAAGCGCCCAGTGTTACATTAACTTCCTTTTCCATCAATTCTTTTTTAGTAGAATGATAAAATCTTAATTCATCTTCAATAAGTTTATATTGTGCTTTACGTAATCGCTTTGACATTTAATCACTCTCCATCCATTCAATTAAATCATTCAAATAAAACTGCGCTTTTTTTAAATCTTCAATGCCGTTTTTATGTTCATAGCGGGAAACGTATTTAAGTATGTTCCCAGCAACATAACTCGGATAATCCTTTACTTTAGCTTTAATGTAGTCAAGTGTTTCAATACCTCCTGCTGTGTAATGTGCAGGATTATTTACATTGTCAGTATTTTCGTTTTTCATAGATACTCCGCCGGAAGAGAATGCTTTCATGGCATTTGCAGCGTCTTCGTGACACTTTGCAACTTTATCTTGTTTTGCTTTGTATTTTTGAATTGGCGTATCAATGTAAATTCTTTCGCAGTATCCTTTCGAGGAAAATCCGAGATCGGCGTCACATTCCTTTATTACAACAGTATTATCTTTAAATACATCCCAAGCATTATTTTCAGTAGCTTTTTCAACTTCATTCCACTTATAACCTTCCTCTTCCAGCTCAATCATCAACGCATTATAATCATCCTGTGTTCCTGTATGATATAGTTTCATTTGTTTGCCCTCCTTGTTTGGTAAATGTATACTCGGCGAATTATGTGATTTAGATAAGTGTGGCATTGGCGCAAACAATATCACCAACAAAACTCCAAAAAATACTCCTAGTATAAAAGCAATACTACTTGCTACCATTATCATATTTCCTATATACTTGATTTCCACATATAACAAGAAATCTTTTCATTGTAATCCCTCCACAATCTGCAATGCTTCCTCCGCGCTCCTAGCCACTCCGCATATTGCAGGCGTACTTTCCATTGCTTGTTGAAAGTTTCTCTGCTCTTGCCTTAATTTCCCGATTTCATTTTTCACTTCAATAAAGAACATTTTTCCATCCGTTCCACGAAAACCGAATAAATCTGGAAAACCCTTCGGCAAACCTGTGTCAAAAATACGACCATTAGGCATTCTAATTTTCCCCACATTGGCTCTGAAAACATAATGTCCTTTTTTTGCTAAGGCTAAGCGTATAGAGTTTTGTATATTCATTTCTGCTGTCATTAGATCACTCCTTTGTCAAAAATGATAAAAAGATGGATAGTTGGTGGATAGTTGAAGCAAACCCTCCACCTTCTAAATCCTTTGGTATCACTATCTTTATAACTATTTCTTTCTTAAAAGGTGGATAGTTAGTAGTAAAATAGGAAAAGTATTACTAGAAGTAAAAAAGTAGAAGGTTTATGAAAAAACACCCAAACTATCCACCTTGCAAGATATTATATCGTTAAAACAATTGCGGCTCTAAGGTTAAAGCAGGGTGGATAGTTGAAGCAAACCCTCCACCTTCTTAGAAATTTAGGTTCAAATTATAGTAATCATTATTTAGTGTTATTCCTTCATACACATTTGCAGCTTTCGTTTTTTTCTTAGTAAACTTCATTCCAATTTCTTTACCAAATTTTGTACTACTCATCAAATATTGACCATTTTCTTTTGCCCAATCTCGATATGTTTCATACATTTTTTTAGCATTCACTTTCTCACCTTCTCTAACATCACAACAATCTTCAATAAATGCAGTTATAACATCCATTTCCGATTTGTATTCAGAACTTGCATTTTCAACTGCTTTTGGCATTCCTAAGCCTTCCCTTTGCCATTTAAGGAACCCTTCTACTGCCCAATTTAAAATACCTGTTAATTCTCGACGAAGTTTATATTTTAACTGCTTGTCGACCTTTGCGTCGGGTATTTTCACAGTAAATGGAACTAAATGTAATCTGCGCCATATCCCATCGTCTCTACCTCGAATAATCGGTTTGTGATTAGTTGCCATCCAAATTTTGAACTCTGGCGTGAATTCAAATTCATCTTTATAAAGATGTCGTGCTGTAACCTTATCTCCCCCAGTAAGCTGTTTTACTAGTCCTTCGTCTAAACGCACACCTTCGTTTGGTTCAGTCGTTGTAACAAATCTGGCACCATGCAAACGAGCAATATCGCTATTTGCATTACTGGATTGTTGCTTCACCATGATTGTTTGCGGTTGAATATTCGTTGCATAAGAACCAAAAATATCATTGATGATATCTAAGAAAACGGACTTACCATTTCGACCATTTCCAAAAAGGATAAACATAACTTGTTCAGATGTGGAGCCTGAAAGTGAGTATCCAACAGCTTTTTGAATATAAGTGATTAACTCTTTATCGCCTGCAAAAATATCATTTAAGAACTCTTGCCATAAAGGAGCGTCAATCTTGTCTGTATATTCAATATTGCTAATCTTAGTAAACATTTTTTGTCTATCGTGATTGATAAGCTCACCGTTTTGTAAATTGATATATCCATTTTGTGTGTTTAAAAAATATTTGTATCTGTCAAATTCATCGGGCAAAACAGGCATTAAATGTTGTGCTTCTTTCAACATATTTGTTTTCCCTTTATTGCTTCTAGTTGCTTTCAAGTGCTTCATAAATGCTTTTTCTGCATCTGATTCATTATCCATGTAGGCAAATTCGCTTTTCATATCTTTAATTACATCATCGACAAGCGTTTTTACGGCTCCAACGTTATCATATTTCCAAACTTTGGAATCATAGTAATAAAAACCTTTGTTAATGTATGAAAAACGGACAATATCATGAAATTTATCCCGAAAACGTTCTGCATTTCCAGTATCATCTAAACCATAAACTTTACGCGCTGTATTATTCTGTTTTTTAATAGAAATAGAATATCCTTCTAAATCGCTTCCGGGCTGATAAATTTCAGATGTGTTGGTGATAGCTTTGTTTATAACCATTTCTCCATATAATTGCGCTCCGCGTTTTTGATCCCATTTTTGTCGATACAATCCACTTGAACGGAAAATTTCATCCATTTTTTCTGCATTACATCCTGTCCAAAATGCCAGCATATTTGTAAAAGCTAAGTCTGCTTCGGACTGCGAAGGATATAGTCCATCCCACAAACCATCAAAGAGAGTTTTAAACTGCGAACCCTGTTTACTTTGCTCTGCGCGGTAAATAATATCACTTACAGGTAAATCAACAGTTGAACGAAGGTTATTTGTCTGTCTTACTTCATTAGTCCCAATATATTTCGTATGCAAATATTGTATTGCTGATGTCGCTTCATTTACTTGTCTGTAGTTATCAATTACTTGACCAGTCATAACGAAAAACCGACCGTCCGGGTACATTTCAATATTACCTTTGCGCCGACCACCTTCCGGGAAATCGCCCTTTGCAATAATATGAATACCTGTCCCACTCACACTGTACTCAGTGTAGCTAGCTAACGTTTGAATAAACTCACCAGCAATATTTTCAGTATTTCCATATAAATAATCTTGAATATCGTCTTTTATGTCGTCTATATCCACGCCAAAATACGGCGCCTTGAAGTAAAATCCTAACCCATCGAATTGATACTTTTCGAGTGAAGCAAGGGCAGTTTCAAAATCTGCCCAAGTTCGCTCGTCTACACTATTGCCATATGCTCCAGTATTTGCGTTCATTGGTATCTTTTTATTTTTGCCGCGCTCTTCATCCCAAACCAGTTGAAAAGCGCACCATTGTTTTAATTTTTTTAATTCGTCTGGAATTTGTTCGTACACGTTTGTGCGCTCCTCTCATTGTTTAGAACGGTAGATCGTTTTCACTTATTACTACTGGTGTTGGTTCGTTTTCTTTCTTTTTAAACACATGTTGTAGAGGTCCAGTAATTTTGCTTTCAGCCCATGCTTTTACATTTAGATTTTTATAAATTTGCCCATTATATTCAGATTCTTCGTTTTTCACTGTAACTTGGCAGGTTTTAGTCAACAAGTCTTGTAGCAGTTCATTTACTGTGTTATAGTCTTTTCCATTTGGGAGTTGGATAGCTTTCGCAATTGTATTTAATGCCGTTTGACTATATTCATTTGTTGCTTTTGCTTTCCATACTCTGTGAAAAATATGCGCATTTTGAAATTTTTGATTTACATCGTTACGAATAATCAAATCAATATTAATGAACTCCGCACCATTTTTTGTTGCGTCTTCATTTGCATTATATAAAACAACCTCATACGTACCATTTTCTACTCCATTTGTGAAAACATCATTATGATCTACTTTAAACATTTTTAAATTCCTTCTTTCGTTTTTTTATTTGATAAAACCTCGTGCTTTTCCTTGATGGAATGCCCATCCATTTTTATAATTGTGTTCTTTTGCATATTCATATAATTCTTTCATATTCTTACATTCGCCTGGACTGCTATAATTCACTTTAAAAACGGCTTCGGTTATTTCTTGTAGCTCTGCTCCCTCATCGATTTGTATTGGTTTAACTTCCACTTTGAATTCATGTCCACAATGCTCGCATTTTTTGGCTGTCTGGCTAACTGTCATAAAACAATCTTTGCAAATTTTCACAGGTGCCTCAGCTTTTATTGAGTTACTTCCTTTACGAGGTGCTAATGACCATGTTCGCTCCATATCTGGCAGACCGAAACGTTTTACATTACCTACATGGTCGATGATGATAGCCGTTTTATTATGTTTATAACGCATACCTCTCATGGATTGTTGAATGTACAATGATAACGATTGTGTAGGTCTTAGCATAATCACCGTGGAGCAATCCGGAACATCAAAGCCTTCACCTATAAGGTCAAGATTGCAAAGGACCTTTATTTCTCCTTCTCGAAACCGTTTTATGATGTCATCTCGAATGAGTTTAGGTGTTTTACCGTCAATATGTGCGGATGAAATGCCTACTGCATTAAAACTAGCTGCCATTTTTTCGCTTTGATATATCGAACTAGCATAAAGAATTGCCTGCTCTTCGTTAGCTAATTTTTGATAATGTTTAATCACATCCCCCCAAATCATTTTCTTATTGAATTGATCATCAAGACCTGTCATGTCAAATTCGCCAGTTCGTTTAACATTTAATGACTCTGTTTGAACAATTTCAGGAGCATAGTATTTGTAAGATGCTAAAAACTGATTTTCTATTAACCACTTCACATTCACTTTTTCGATTAATGTGTCATTTATATCACCCAGACCACCGCCATTTATTCTTACGGGTGTTGCAGTAAATCCAACAGCCTTCGCTTTAGAAAAGTGATGAATTATTTTTTTATAGCTATTTGCTAACACATGATGACTTTCATCAATTATGATTAACGAAGGCTCCGAAGTTTTGTTTAGACGTCTAACTATCGTTTGAACCATTCCCAATTTGACGTAACTCATATCCACTTCATTCATAATGAGTGTGTTTCTGATTTGGTCAATCAACTCTTTTCTGTGGACTAGGAAAAGAACATGGTTTTTATTATGTGTTGTCATACGAATTATTTCCGATAAAATAACCGATTTACCTGCACCTACCCGCAGGGAGCAACGACGCACGGTCTATTATATCCCTGTAAAAAAGCCCCCTTTACATCATTTATAATTTCTTGTTGATATTCTCTAAGCTTTAGCATCAATATCACCGATTTTGAATAGATCTTCTTGTAAGGCAAATTCTCTATTATCTAACTGGTTTTTTGCAAAATTACCATTATTCTCTGTGAGTAGAAAGCCTCGTTGTCCAGTTTCAGGATTTCGTATTAATCTCGCAACTACTGGAACAATTCCCATCACATGATTAACTACTTTTTCTCTAATATCCGGTAAAAACTGATTATAAAGTTGACCACTTTCTAATTGAATTTGTCGTGTATTTTCCCATGCGGTATAAACAATATTTGTGTTTGCTAAGTTATTAAATACGGAAATCATATCAATTAAATGTGTATCAAATATCCCATAATGTTGTAGCTCCGGTTGCCCTGATTTAGTATTTCTTCCATTGAACATTAACCACAGTTTTTGATAATGACTCAAATTATCAATTACTACATTGTCGTATTCATCCGCGTGTGTTTTTGCATATCCATAAAAATCTGCCATGTCTTGCACGGGATTACGAGGATTCAATGTTGCAATTGTGATATCAGGCAACCCACTTAAAACTTTTGACGTGCCATCGCAATCTAACATTAATGTTTTACCTTTTAAGTATTTAATTGTAGTTGTTTTACCTGCGCCTGGTTTGGCATAAATCATAATATTAAAATACTCTGACCTCTTCATTTCTTCCGATTGAATAAATTCCAACCAAATCCCTCCTTATCTTATTTGCAATCTTTCTGTTTGAATAATTTTCGCACCTGGTACCTCAATGCCTTTTTTCAAATCATCGCCTAATTTTGTTTTATCTAATTTTTTAGGTTGTTCGATTAGATAGTTCAGTAGTTTGCTTTCGTCTTCTACAATGACACTTGGCGGATTTTTCCGAATATCCAATGTGAATAAGTTTGTTTTAATTTTTTGCTTTTTAGCAGTTATCATTGCATCAAATAATGACTGTTTCAGTCGCTTCACATTATTATTAATAGTATTTTTCCGTTCAGCTAAACGCTTCGTTTCTGTTTCTAAAACAAGTGATTGACCTTCCAGTTCTTTAATGACAAATGCTACATTCTCTGCTTTCGTTTCTAATTCATCATCAATGCTTTCAAGTGTATCTTTTAATAGTTCCGGATCAAGCTGCTCCGCTAGATTTAACAACTGTTGATATTTCCCTTGAATTGAATATAATGTTGACATTTTAATCATCCCCTTTCAAAAATGCTGTTGCGGTTATTTTATCTTTTGATGCAGAATACCACTTCACATTGTTTCTTTCATCAAATCGTGGCTTATTTACATTAGATACAAACAACTTAGCTTTATCTTTATCAACATCATATATATATAAATTTACAGAATCTGATTGGTCATATAGCTCATTTATTAATTTAACATCACTATCCACTTTCACTTTTTTCACTTGAGTTGCTGGTATATTAAAGGATGAAAATCCGTCTTCATCTTCAACAGTAAGCAAACCATTATTATTAATCAGAACATGAAACTGCTCTCCGTCGACACATAATTCTGCTACACCAGTTCTATCCTGCACCTCTACCTTATCGCCAGCAAAAATACTCATTTGATCGCCTCCAATTCGTTTTTATAGTCCCACATATCTTGCGATAATTTATCCAAACCAATCGCGAATCTTTCTAGGTCTTTTGGTGTTTTAATGATTGATTTACTCAATTCTTTGCTTTTTCTGTGAAGTAAACTGTTTGCTTCGTTAATGATGATTTGTTTTGTCATTTTTCATACCTCCACATTATAAATATAATAAAACATGTGATGTGAGCCTTAATTTACTACCGTTTCCATGCCTACTCTGTCACCTCATTTTCAATCATACCTCGCAATACTGGCGGTGCCATTCGACCAATAAGTTTTCGCGCTTGTGCATCGTCAAATTCAGCTGGCATTGAATCACTTTCCTCTTCGATAATGTCTCCTATTAATGAATTACCAAGGGACCTCATAATGGCTGAGAACTGTGGAAAAACAAGCGCAATACCTTCCTCATCTCGAAGCTTAAAAATATGTTTTTCAATACGTGCCTCTGTTAAGAACTGTGCCAACCAACTTTCTGTCAACGTGACAGGCATCGGAGATTTAATTTTACTCTGCTTCTTTTCAAGAAAAGCTTCGGCAACATATTTCGTATATAGCTGTTCACCAAGATCATCTGTGCGACTTTGATTTTTGATGACGATGCCCTCACCTTTACCATCCTCAACAAGTGCTGACTTACCTACTAGTTCAAGTAATACTTCGTAACTAGTAAATTTCCCTTCAAAAAGTGTTGCCGGCATTTTGGCATTCAAATGTTTTGCCCACGCTTTAACTTTGCTTTGAGGTAAGTACACACCGAGTGAAGTGTCGAAAACATCAAACAAATAAAACTCCTTCAAATGTTCTCCATAGTCTACTTTATGTTTAACTAGCCACTCACCAAAAAATATTAAGTTACAGTCAGAGCCTATATATAACTTGTCCTCAAAATTATTCTTAGCATACTGATAAAATCCGCCAAGCGTGTTACCTTTGTCTAGCTGACGGCGACGTGAAAATACTTCTAATGTGTTATCGTCTGTCACTTTAAATGAGGCATTCGAGCCATCAAGTTTTTCTTGAACACAGATGATATCGCCGACCTGATGAAAATTTGTCCCTGTTTTTCCTTGACGTACTACTTTTGTATATTCTTTCATAGTCTTTTGTTACTTTTCCTCCTTCTTTTCGTTTCCGCTCATACAATCACCACAATATGGTTGGAGGGATGGTATACTATCACCACAAATCATGCACCAGTTATTAATACTCATATGCTTTTGTACCTTTTTCGATGCTGTAATAGTTTGTCATTCGCTCTCCTCCTTCACCTTGCTTTCCACGCCTCTCTTATCTCATTTTCCAAATTCGGGTCAACTGCTAACTGACATTTTAAAATGTATAAAAATGATGGTTTAGTGAACAGACCTGCTGTCGCAACATGATCAAAAAAATTATTTAACTCTTCCTCCGTTTCAGCGATTTCAAATATTTGGTTAAGTTCTTTTTCAAAAAGGTTCAATTCCTTACCTCCTTTGGACGTAAAACTTGTGGAAATTTTTGTGCAAAGAAATGTAACGCTAAATTTCCGTTTTGAAACAATAATGTCTCTGTAATTTCCGCAACTTCTTTTCCGTTTAAAGGTTGACCAGTGCCGCGGCATTCAATATTTACATAGCCTTCGATTTCGCAAGCAGTGTTGACTGCTGCATATAAAACAGGCACTTCATGTTGATTTTTTATCGAAAGAACGGTGCTTTCTGCTGGCAGCGTAATTACTTGAGAGTCTTTTGTTGTTAAAGGATATTTATAAATTTTTAATTTCATCTCATTTCCTCCTATACAATCCCCAGAACTACAAATCCGTATTTTTGTTCATAATCTGTCATGTAAACTACTTCAACATAGATATTAGCTCCTGAATACTCGTTGTTCCATTCGCGTAGAATCAAAGTATCTCCCACATGAAAATCACGGTCATTCTTTCTAATTTCGAACGTTTTACGTCCTTCCGTAACAGCTTCGAAATATTCTGGTGCTATTTTTAATTCGTGTGTTTTAGTCATCCTCTTCCTCTCCGTCCTCCAAGTATTCTCCTTCTTCAAAAACATAGCTTGCAAAATTTTTATCATCTTCATTGCAAGTTCCGAGAAAGCCATCTACATCGTAATATCCGGATTTAGCCCAAACTGCATAATTGGTTGGAACAAGTTCTACACATCTCTCGTGAAACCATCCATGAGGATGTACGTTAATTATGTCATCATATTCACTAAAAGCTTCTTCACATACGCCACATCTTACTAATTTAGTCATTATTCCAAGCTCCTTCCGCACATTGGGCAAAATTCAATGGATACGAACATATGATAATCATCGCTACTATAATTGTCATAGTAGGTAAAACTAAGGTCATTATCTTCATCAATCTTAGCCTCTGCGCCGTTAGTCCCATCGATTTCGACATGTCTTCTATCTAAATCATCCGCACAGAAATCACATTCTACGCTGACAATTTTGCCAATGCTCTTCATTCCGCCACCTCTTTCAAACATTTTAATATTTTAAGTAGTAACACTCTTACAGATCGTTTTAAACGCCTTGACTGAAAGGAATATGTTTCATGTTGTCGGTACTTCATTCCTCCGCCACCTCTTCAATAAAAGATGGAATTTCTTCGGAGATAACAATTCTCCTATCATCTTCCAACTTGATAATATAGTTTCCTGTGCTTTCCGTGATTGGATTAGGCAGTATATATTCAATGCTGATTACATTTACATTCATTTCTCCGTTATACCATTCATCACTATGTTGTCCGCCTTCTGGAGGTCTACCTATTGAAAATCTCGTATTATCGTAAGGCAATCCACTGCGCCAACTTAGGATGTTTCTCGGTTTAAATGTCGTCATTCCATCACCTCTTCTAATATTTCTTCTGGGGTATCACAACCATTAATTAGCGTCTCTCTACCGAACCTATCATCAAAAGTACAGAAGATTTTTCCAAAGACATCATCAACTTTATACAAACGCTCTAAAGTGTTCGGAACGTTGTAATATGAACTGTTATCTTCCCAGAGTTCATTGTTTAAAATGATATATTTATCACCTACGACATTTCCGCCTATTAGAAGTATTTTTCTTATAACTTCCGTATTTTCCGCTTTTGTATAGCTTTGAATGCCTTCCACAAGCGCTTCATAATCATAACTGTATAAATCAATACTCACTCCCATTCATTCCGCCACCTCTTCACTACTAACTGAAAATACATGTGGGTCGTCATATAAAGCGTTAATTGCAGACCGTAATTCGTTATCATCTTTTACCGTTCTTTCATATGAATCAACAATAACTTCCCCCATAAAACGCTGCTTGTATGTTATTTTATATACTTTATAATCTGTTTTTTTATCGTTCATTTCGACACCTCTTTCAAAATAAAATCAATCACTCTGTAATATCTCTTTCTAAGCTTTTCATTATCTCCATGCGTTTTTTCAATAGAGGCTTTAAGCTTATACAATTTTCCTTGAAAACAACCTGTCGTCCAGATGTGTAATTCTTTGATATACGCTATTTGATTGTTTTTACGTGTCGTATCTACTTGTACAGCTACTACTGTTAAGCCTCTGACGTCTTGCCAGTTTACCCAAGTTAAAACTGCATTAGTTAAATTTGCATTACTTAAATCTGCATTAGTTAAATTTGCATGTCTTAAATCCGCACCGGTTAAATCTGCATTACTTAAATTTGCATGTGTTAAATCCGCACCGGTTAAAACTGCATTACTTAAATTTGTATGTCTTAAATCCGCACCGGTTAAATCCGCTCTCTCTCCACCTTCATCACGCAGCCATTTCCCATGATTCTCTAATATGATGTCTAACTCTTCTTGTTTCATTCCGCCACCTCCAAAATATCTTCGTCTTCTTCAAGAATCGCTTTAATCCGTTCCGCTTTATTTAAATCATTTGTAAAAAACAAATGCGGGTGAACATCGCCGATTGCTTCCCAGTTTTTACAGCTTTTATCATTCGATAGAAACCATTCCGCTGTTGCTGCTAAACATTCATTTGTGATAATTCTACGATTATCACTCATAACGCCATTTTTTAAAATACGTGTTAAATATATATCTCCTGAAATCGCCGCGGTTGCTAATTTTAAATTTTCGTATGCCATTATTTCTCCTCCAACAAATCCAAATTTTCGTGTATATTACCGTAAATCTCAATACTATCAGCAACTTCCCACAAGTCCTCTGCGATGTTTTCCCACACATATAGGAACTTACCTTCTTCAAATTTAACAACGCCGTAGCACTCATTGTGTTCCTCCCAGCATATGTCCCCTTCGAAAATCTTCTTACCTCATTAACGTCATACGCAATATATGCGTTACCTGATGCAAGAGGAGCTAGGAGTTTCCCATAAACAAATCCCTCTGCGCCAACTATTTTCCCTCTAAACTCAATGCCTCTCATGCTATCGTCCCTTCCTTCGCCTTATTTTTGAATTTAAATTCAGATAGTCCATACAGTCCACACTCGCCATTATCTTTTTCTAAAACAGCATATACGCCCGATTCACCGTATATTGTTTCTGGGATAGTAACAAATTTGTGAAAGTAAGCTATTTCGTCTGTTTCTGTATAGCGATATGATGTTCTGATGTCTATTTCTTCTTCGTAGTACTCTTCTCTTTTTAAAAGGATTACATCTCTCATGCTTCACCCTCCAAATCCCTAACAAAAAAACAAATTACTGAATGTTTAAAATCAACTAATGCCACTTTTGGGATATTAACAACATCATAAATTTCTTTAACTGTGCCAATTTCGCCTTTATGAATTAGTTTTGTTTTATGCGTCGTTTTTACAGTGCTACCTACTTTTACTGTCATGCTTCACCCTCCGATTCTTTTACAATTAATTCAACTTGCACAATTTCGTAAAGCATGTGTGACACTTGCCTGTCCTTAAAAGCTGTATGCGCCGTGAAATAAGATTCAAACAATAACGCTTGTTCGTTTGAAGTACGCTGTCTAAATTTTGAATAGCGTTTATCAGTTCCGTATACAAACTTTTTAGTACGTTTATGCTGTATTGCGTACATCACGCTTCACCCTCCGAATCTTCAACAGGAACAGCAAACTGCCAATAACGTTCGTCCATTCTTTTTATCTTCGATTCGGTCAACATAACTGCATCTGTTTTTGATTGTGACAAAGTATAGTCCATTCTGTTTGTCACATAACCAAAATACGGTAACTTCACATAATAAAGCGGTTCTTTCTCAACTTCGTAGCCGTCCATCCACGCGCGGGCGAGTAGTTCTTGATTATCAGCTGATGAAATTAACCATCCGTACATTTCATCAGGCATACCTGCATTGCCATAATCTAACAAACAAGCTAAATCGTATTCTCTTTGTTCACAGTGATTTATCCAGTCATCGGCAAATCGCGGAACTACTACCAGTTCTGGTTCCTTTTCTTTTGCAATAAAACAATCTTTAGTAGCTATTATCTTGTCCTTAGAAACTTTCACTAAAGAGTTGCCTGTTCCAAACTCTTTACCGTTGTACCAACCACTTAACAATTCATTGCCTGCAATTATGTGTACGTTTTCGCCTTCTTTAAATTTCAAAATTACTCCTCCTCTAATCCGTCAAAATGTTCATACGCATCACCCTCGAAATCAGCGTGCTCACCAGTATTTAAAAATTCGCCATCTTTACCTTTTTCGTAATAAGCGTAGGTTGCCGGGAATTTATCTAAACAATCTTTGTGCCAAGCGATTCCATCAAAAACAATAATTTCGTCATATTGAGTGAACGTTTCATCACATTCTTTACAGCTAACAGATTCTTGTTTTGTTACGCTATCTTCTAAAATCAATTCCTCTCTACTGCAAAACACCACATCGCTAAATCCAAAATCAACCGCGCACTCCATTTCGGGTGGTCTAAAATCGTTAATGCTAACTACCTTCCCAGATACGTTTTTATCTTTAATCCAAGTAACTTTATCGCCTGCTTTGAAATTCATGCTTGTTCCTCCTTCATAAAAACTAACCAGTGCGTTTTAGAACGCTTATTACCGAAAAGCGGTTCAAAATCAATTATCTTTAAAATCTCGCTTAGCTTTATTTGGTCTTCGTTCCATTTGAAAATTAATGTGCCATTTGGTTTCAAAACTCGCATACATTCTTCAAAACCCTTACTTATATCATCTCTCCAAGTTAGCAAATCCAACTTCCCATATTTCTTGGCCAACCATGATTTATCACCTGCTTTGAGCAAATGCGGTGGATCAAAAACTACTAAGTGAAATGTATTAGTATCGAATGGCATACTCCTAAAATCTGCTACTACATCAGGCTTTACGACTAATTTCCTGCCATCGCACAATTCAGTTTCAAGCTCTCTATTGTCCATAAACGTAACGTTTTTATTTGTGCGGTTAAACCAGAACATTCTGCTGCCGCAACAAGCATCTAGTATTTTCATAATTCCTCCTAAACCCACTGAATTCTCTTATTTTCCAACGCTGGAACGTTATAACAAACCCAACAACAACCGCGGTTAAACGATGTTGAATGTCCTAAAAACTTAATTCTTTTCTTAAATATCAATATCGCTAGTTTGTCGCTATATTGTTCGAATATATTTGCTCGTTTCTCAGTTTCGAGAGTCGAGAGCGGCAATAGTAAAGCGAACGACTTTATTTTCTGTTCGTCTATCAGTTGAAAACTACGCTCTATAATCCGATTCTGTTCTGAAAAAGGCGGGTTACTAATCATTAAGTCACAATTAAGGGGTGGTTCCGTTCTAAAGAAATCATTTCCCACATCATCAAAAATATGTGTCGCTTTATATTTAAGATTTAATTCATCTGCTCTAAGTTTGAATAAACTGTCATAATGATTGAACGGGAACCACAGACTTTTGAACGACTCAATATCTATCAAGCTGTATATGTCTTCAACAACGTATCGCGGAGTTGCAACGTGGTCTTTATCTGTTTTTCTTAATTCATACATAGTCATAAATTCTTAATCTCTTCTAGCTTTTCAATCAGTTGTTCGGGGGTTAACTGAAATAATAGGTCTTTTAAAGAACTTTTTCCGTCAGCAAACTTTACAAGTACGAGAGATACAAAATTATAATCAAGGTTTTCTATCACTCTCGCTTGATAGCCATTTTCAAAACTATAAGCAGTTAGTTTTATACCATTGTCACTTAATCTTGTTCTCTCTGTGATGTATTCTTTATACTCATTTGCGATTGTTTTCATTTGTGAGCCTCATTCCTCAGTGTCGAAATCCATCGTCCCAGCAATCATCTACTATCATCGGATTTTCTACATTCATTCTCTATCACTCCTTGCAAGAAGCATTAATAGTAGTATCAAAGCAACAATCATTATTAATTCAGCCATTTAATATCAATCCGCCAATACTTACTAAAAACGCGATTAACACGGTCAAAGCTAAACAAAACAATGTGTATCTGTCTGATTTTTCAATATATTCATCTTCGTTTTCATCAATACTTACTAGTCCGAAAAATCGTAATAACTTCATTTAAAAACCTCATTTCAAGAATATTTTAATCCACGCCGCTACAATATATGTGACTGATAATAATGCTCCGACTTGGAAACAAAACAGAAATACTAGTAGCTTACTTTCATGTTCATTTAAAAATTTTTTCATTCTCTTATCTCCACATCTGTGCTATAATTAATACAAATATTATTTCGTAACTCACAGTTTTAGTAAGCTCTAACTTACTATTTATAGCTGTGGGTTTTTATTTTACCAATGCCGCTCAATCGAATTCGCAAATCTATGCTTGTACTTTGGTCTCTTCTTGTGTTTTATTTCGTGGTCTAAATGCCGAGATTGAAGCTCTGTGAGTAAATATTTACCCGTTGATTTAGGACAAAAATTTGGGTCATATTTTCGTATTTTGGCAAGTAATATTTCGACTTCATCAATCATTTTCAGACCTCCTTATATACAAATTTTTTAATCAGCCAATCATTTGCTTTTACCGCATCAAATGCCCACGCTTCACGTTGATTTTTTGTAGCCCAATTGCTAAATTCTGCAAGCTCTGGAAAGTCTTTTATGTTATCTAACCACCAACCGTAAGTTCTTGGACTAGCTTGTGCGAATTCTTCTAATGACCAAACGCCATACAAGAAATTTATAGCTCTATGTTTGTTCTTTACAGGACGACCCATTTCATTCGCTCCTTTCGTGAATTTCCAATTCTAAAATTTCAATGATGTTTTTTCTAACTTTCGACGCTTCGCGCTTGCCGTTTATAATATCTGACAAATACGGATTGCTAATATTCAATGTCTTCGCTAAATCAGATTGTTTCATATTAATTGCTTTTAATTTTGCGTAAACCGCAACCGCAAAACGCTGATGTTCTACTGACATGCTTTTGCTCCTTTCTATCTAATTTGCTAATTATTTAGCATAATGTTGACAAGTATTAAAGATTATTGTAGAATGTAAACATAGTTAAACAAGCCTAATCAAAAGCCATTAATCGTTGGGGAACGAGTATTTTATGGGGTTGTTTGTTGTCTTGTTTAGCTAAATAATTAGCTTATGAACAAATTATATTAAAGATTTCAATAGAAGTCAATGATTTTCTACAAAATTCTTTAATTATTTTTCATATGCTTATCTAGGTGGTTGCAATGACAGTATTTGATAGAGTAAAAGAATTATGTAAAAAACGTGGCATTCCTGTTTCGAAATTAGAATCTGATGTTGGATTTGGTAAAAATTCTATATATTCATGGAAGCAAAACAATCCTTCATCGGATAAACTTCAGAAAGTCGCTGACTACTTCAATGTGTCAACTGATTATTTACTTGGTCGTACTGAATATCCTTTCCTAGATGACATCCCGCCGGAAGCAGCAACTTTGGCGGCGCACATTGATCCCGCGGCAACCGAAGAAGACATGAAAAAAATTCTTGAATATATTGATTTCATTCAACAAAAATACAAATAGGAAATGAGTTGAAAGTATGTGGTTAGATAAATACAGAGAGCAATATCCTGAATTAACCATCATAGAAGATACAAAAATGGAAAATTCTCACAAGGGGCTGTATTACAATAAACATATTTTTGTAAATCCGAATCAGAGTGATGTTGAAATGCGTTGTACATTGGCAGAGGAACTTGGTCATCATCATTTGACTGTTGGCAATATTATTAAACAGGAAACAGTTAATGATAGAAAACAAGAAAAACTTGCCAGGAATTGGGGTTATGAATCACTAGTACCTTTGCGAAAAATAATTGATTCTTATTATGAAGGTTACACAGAATACTATGAAGTTGCAGATTTTTTAGAAGTGACAGAAGATTTTTTAAAACATTCTATCGAATATTATAAAAATAAATACGGAAATACAGTTGAATGCAATGGCTATGTAATTATTTTTAAAAGTAGCATTCAAATTATTGCTTGTTAGGTATTTACACTATTGTGTTTATATAAAAAAATAATAAAGGGAGAATTGGGATGAAAAAATTATTATTGTTAGTAGGTTTATTAACTGTCTTTAGTTTTGGTCTAACAGCATGTGGAAATTCATCTAATGACACTAAAGAAGAAAGTAAAGAAGAAAGTACTTCAACTGCAAATGAATCCGAGGGTTTGACTGAGGAAGCGCCAGCCGAAGAGGAAGAAAGCGATAGCGGTATTATTGATAGCGAAGACTATGCTACATCTTGGAGCGATGATTGGAAAGGTCTGCAAACAAAAATAAGTTCAGTCTCTGTATTTAAAGTTGATTCCGCTAAACTTGCAGAGGATGGTGAAGACGGCGAAGGGTTAATTGTTGTAAATTATGAACTTAATAACAACAGTGAAATTGATTTTAACACTTATCCAGATCAAGGAGTACTAGTTGCCGATGGGAAGCAAATTGATGCTTCTATGATTAATAGTGATGATTTGGGTGGCGAACTAATGCAAGGAGTAAATAAAAACGGCGCTGTTGTCTATATACTTCCAACGTTAAATGATGTATCTGATATAAAAGAAATACGATTAACTTGGTCTGCTAATTATGAAACAGATAATTACGAAGAAGATTCATTTAAAGATTATGATGCAAGAATAACACTTAAATAACAAAAAAACGCCCTCCCCGCACAGAGATAAGCGTTTCTAAATACACACATAGAGTATGCAAATTCATTTTACCATAATTTGCTATACCCTTCAAAAGAACATATGTTCCAAAAATAAACAGGTGGTGGTATTAATGAAGATAAAAAAATTAACAAACGGAAAATACGCCGTTCGTTTGCGCATAAAAGTCGACGGTGAATGGAAAGAAAAGCGTTTGACAGATACAAGTGAAACAAACTTAATGTATAAAGCATCTAAACTCTTAAAACAAGTTCAGCATGATAGTAGTTCGTTAAAAGAATGGAACTTCAAAGATTTTTATACACTATTCATGAAAACTTTTAAAGATGGAAAAAGCAGTCAATCTACAATTAATTTATATGATCTTGCTTATAATCAGTTCGTTGATTATTTCGATGAAAAAATTAAACTTAATTCGATTGATGCTGTGCAGTATCAACAATTTATTAATCATTTATCTGTAGACTATGCAATATCCACAGTAGACACCAGACACCGCAAAATTCGAGCGATTTTTAACAAGGCTGTTCATTTAGGTTACATGAAGAAAAATCCAGCGCTAGGCGCTCATATAAGCGGGCAGGACGTAGCGAAAACAAAAGCGCAATTCATGGAAACGGACAAGGTTCATTTATTATTAGAAGAACTTGCAAAATTCCATTCTGTATCACGAGCAGTTATCTTTCTAGCTGTCCAGACAGGCATGAGGTTCGAAGAAATTATTGCACTAACAAAGAAAGATATTAATTTTACTAAACGTTCTATAACGGTCAATAAAGCGTGGGATTACAAGTATACTAACACGTTCATTGATACCAAGACAAAAAAATCACGTGTGATTTATATTGATAACTCTACTGCTCAATATTTACAGTCTTATCTTACATGGCATAGTGCTTATATAAAAGAATATAGTATAAAAAATCCACAGATGTTATTATTCATTACCTATCACAATAAACCAGTGGATAACGCATCATGTAATAAAGCTTTGAAAAAGATATGTAATACAATTAATTCTGAACCAGTGACATTACACAAGCTACGACATACACATACAGGCTTATGTGTAGAGGCTGGTATGGATATAATATATGTAGCTGATCGACTTGGTCATGATGATATTAATACAACATTAAAATATTATAGCCACCTAAGTTCTAATTTGCGTCAACATAATCAGTCTAAAGTAGATGCTTTTTTCACATTAAAAACAGACGAAAATACCACAAATTTTGCCACAAATACCACAAAAACAACGGAATAAAACGGGTATTATAAGATATAAAAAAACTCTAAAATATTCATAAACCTTTTAACATCAAGGCTTTTCAATGTTTTAGAGATTTCTTTACATTACTACTTAACGTCCTGAGAGGGATTAATATACGTTGATATATAGCAATTTATAATGTGTTTGCCACAAATTTTGCCACAAACGTTTTATGTGTTTGTAAATATTATTTGTTTTTACATTGAAATAAATATTCGTTATAAATAGTATTTATATCAAGATGTTTTTTCTCTACTTTTCTATAAAAAGCTTTTAACTTTTTTGTTTCAAGTAGTCCAGAGAAGATTTTTTCAACAGCGTTCTTCTTTCCCTCCACATAGCAAATATATTTAAAATCATTAAAGCTGTATACTCTCACGTCATAACCTCGCAGAAAATAATATCTTCTATATTAATGTCGATTATTCGTTCGTCATAGCACTGTAATTGAACTATATTTCTTTCGTGGTCCAAATAAACAGGAACTACATACTTGTATCGCACATGATGATTGTTCTTTAAAAACAGTACTTCTATTGACCAATTTCTTTTTAACGCATCTGCTAATACTATTGAATGCTCTAAAATGTCATCAATTAAATTATACATTTTCGTCACCTCTTGCTAACATTATACGAACAAACGTTCTTTAAATCAAGCGGTAAATAGGATTAAAATAAAATAATGTTTGACTTTGCATAATACATGTATTATAATATAAGTATAGAAAGGAGTTGAGACAGTGAAGGATGTTTTAGAGGAAATAAAAACAGTCCTCGAAATTATCACTCTTGCAGTAGCGCTGATAACATTACGCAAGAAAGATAAAAACAAGGACAAGTAAATTCAGAGGGGTGAAATTCCCCTCCCTCTATTAAATTATAACATGCCTTTCACAAATTATGAATAAATATATCTGGATTATATTAATTGTTATCTGTGTTAACGGACTCGCTAGTTACTTTCAGAACACAGCATTAACTATCATTGCTATACTGACTACATTAGCTTGTTTAGTGTATTTAATAAAAAATAGGAAGTGATTAATTATGACGAAAAAAACGACCTCTGACGCGCAGTTGAAAGCAAATAAGGCATGGCAAGATAAAAATAAAGAACATGCAAATTATTTAAAAAGCCGTTCAGCAGCGCGATCTTTTATTAAGAAAAAAGCCACTTTAGAAGACTTGGAAGAACTAGAAATTGCAGTAAAGCAAAGAAAAACTGAAATAATTTCATTAGACAATAGCCCTGAATGAAAAATTTCGGGGTATTTTTTTATTTTCCGTATTAATTGTTGACGCTTTCACGATGACATGTTACTATGTATTCAAGAACTTAATAAGTTCTAGCGCTGTTTCGGCGCATTTTAATTACGCATTGTGCAATGTAAATTTTAATGTAGACACACGTGATTAGTACGTGAAGAGCTACAACTTTTAACTACTTACTATGAAATGTAAGGAAAAAAGCATCAGACTTCGGTTTGATGCTTTTTTTATTTTAAAATAAATTTAATAAAACCATTGACTACTACGATTATCCGTAGTATAATATGTATATAGTAAAGAAACGGGAGGAAAATACAATGTATAACAAGGCTGAAATTATGAAACAAGCTTGGAACTGGTTCACTGATAGCAATGTTTGGTTAAGTGATATCGAATGGGCAAGTTACACAGACAAAGAAAAAACTTTCTCCGTATGTTTAAAAGCCGCGTGGTCTAAAGCAAAAGAAGAAGTTAAAGAAGTAGAAAAAGAAATCAAACACATCTCTAAAAGCGAAGAACTTAAAGCGTGGAATTGGGCTGAACGAAAATTAGGCTTACACTTTAATATTTCAGATGATGAAAAATTCACTAGTGTAAAAGATGAAACTAAAATAAATTTTGGCTTAAGTGTTTGGGCTTGTGCAATGAAAGCAGTTAAACTACACAATGACTTGTTTCCACAAACAGCAGCTTAAAAAATTATATTATAGAAAAGGAATGTGATTAAAATGACAATAACAACAGCACAAAGAAAGTACAATGAGGCTATGCACGAATTTATAAACATGGTGGATGACTTTGAAGAGTCTACACCGGATTTCGCGAAGGAAGTTCTACATGATTGTGACTATGTAGTTGTTACAAAAAATGAAAAGTATGCAGTAGCTCTTTGCACTCTTAGCACTGATGAATGTGAATATGATACTAACTTATACTTAGATGAAAAATTAGTTGATTACTCAACAGTGAATGTAAACGGTGTGACATACTACATCAACATTGTAGAAACTAACGATATCGACGATTTAGAAATCGCTACTGATGAAGATGAGATGAAAAGTGACAACCAAGAAATAATTTTAAAAAGTGAGTTGAAGTAAAAAATATGACAATTAAATTATTAGATGAATTCTTAAAAAAGCATGATTTGACGAGGTATCAGTTAAGCAAATTAACTGGTATCTCACAAAACACTTTAAAAGACCAGAACGAAAAACCGTTAAATAAATATACTGTTTCAATACTACGCTCGCTATCGTTGATTTCGGGTTTATCTGTATCAGATGTTTTGTTTGAATTAGAAGACATAGAAAAAAATTCTGACGATCTTGCAGGATTTAAACACCTGTTAGACAAGTACAAACTCTCATTTCCTGCACAAGAATTCGAATTATACTGCTTAATCAAAGAGTTTGAGTCTGCTAATATAGAAGTGCTAACTTTTACTTTTAATAGATTTGAAAACGAAGAACATGCAGATATAGAAAAAGATGTTAAAAAAGCACTAAATAATGCGATTGCTGTGCTGAAAGAAAAAAAAGAAGAATTGTTATAAAAACTATTGACTACTACGAATAATCGTAGTATAATATGTATATAGTAAAGAAACGGGAGGAATCACAGTGAATAAATTTGCATTTGAAAATGATAGATACCTAGAACGAAATATCAAGTCAGTTGTAGAAAAAATTGCAAGGGACTTTAATTTGCACTTAAAAAATAAATACAGCAAGGATTGTGAATTCACTATAGTTGCTGATAATTCATTCGATAATATCGAAAACGCTGTTATATTTTTAGAAATCAAAAGAGAAGATGGAAAAGCGTGTCAAGATCATCACATTTATGCGGAATATGAATGTGATGAAGATGGCAACGAATATATTGCATTAACAGTTAAATTTTACGGTTCTAGCGCATCTAATCAAATAAAAACGGTACAAGGGATAAAATCAAGTAAATATGCTTCTTGTATTGTTTCTGACACAGACAATCAATTATCTAAATCAATTCATGAATTGAATCTTAAAAAAGAGAAAGAACAGCAAGAAGCATGGAATAAAAAAGAAGCGGAATACGCTACCAGAAAACAGGCATATGTATCTCAAAGCGAACGCGAAAAATACGAAGACATTTTCGATTTACCTTTCGATTTCTATGATTATATTGACAAAAAAGAAAATGGATTGATCTAAAATGTTATTATTTAAGTTTTTAGTAGACGTTTCAAAAAAATCATGATATTATTCAGTAGAAGTTTTCGATAACTTCATGTTTTAACTACTTATTGTGAAATGTAAATCAGTTTTTTGTATCTAATCAACAAACTTTTAACTACGCATCATCGTGCAATGTAAATCAAAAAAGAAAAGCATCAGAATTCAATTCTGGTGTTTTTTTGCATAAAAAAAGCCCCCGCAAGAAGCGAGGGCAACAAACTAAATCTTTTTAACAAACTTCGTGTTAGCAGTGAGATAGTAACCGGATTTCGTTTTCAAGCGAGGTGTTCCGCCTTTCGTTTTCCCCATCCCCGCAATCGTGAAGACTGTGCCAGCCGGAAATGTTCCGCCAGTTTTATGCTTCTCTGTAAAGTCTACTGAATTGTATAGATCACACTGTACCAGTGTTTTGATTTTTTCAGGGTTTTCTGTGTAGTATGTGTTTTTATTTGAGCTGGCTAGTGTGTGTGGTTTTCCTGCTTTTAATTTCGCTAATAATGTTGTGTTCTGCGTTGCTGTTCCACTGTAATTTTTAATTCCGTAACTTGTCGCTAGTTTTTTGCGATTCGCAAAGCTTGAATCTAGTTTGTTTAAATTCATATAATCTACTAATCCTAGACTGTTCGTGTTCGCATTTGCGCTCGGTTTAGAAGAATTACTAGTACTAGCTCCTTTTCCAAAAGTATCAGTTCCATAACCTTTAAAATTAAATTGAAGGTGCGGATTGTCTACAAATCCAGACCAATCACCACCCCACTCAAAACCTAAAGATTTTGCCTTTGCCACAAATTTCTTGCCTTTGTCTGAACGATAAGCACCCCAATCGACCGTTTTACCTTTCGCCATGACAAAGTCTAATGCTTGTCCTGCCAGGTGATAAGAGCGCATTGTTTGAGACGCTCCGCTAGCAACATTTGCGGCTTGTTGTTCTTTCGTTCTAATTGTTTCGTAGATTAACACTTCAATCCCGTTGCTTTCAGACCAATCTAGCAACTTTCTCGCCGCTGCTTTTGTATTGTCTGCTAACTTATTTACATTCGCTAAACTTCTACTATAATAGTAACTTGCCATTACTTATCATCCTCTTCATTTTTATTTTTGTTTAGTACTAACTCACTGTCACTAGCTCCTGATGTTGTAGGGTCGTTCACTACTCCTAGCACACCGAGCAATAGAAATATACTGTTAATCATATCTAGTGCTTCTTTGTTGATTGTGTCGGCGGGAATTGTTACGCCGAACCAACCAAGTACCTGCTGTACTAGTACTAAAATTAGCGGGATAACTGACACCCAGAACACTTTTGATTTCATTCTAACTTTCCAATTGATTTTCATTATTTTTCCTCACCTCCTTATCATTTCCATAACATCGGTGCAATTGTAATTATTGTTGTAATCACTGCTCCAATAAGACCGATTATTGCGACAGTCACGCCAACGTCACTTGTTTTTGCCTTTGTTTTTGCCCTTTCCTCATTCTCCGATTTGGCTTTAATTTCCGTTAATTCGATATCGTGATCATGTAAATGAATCGTTGTATCACTTGCAAAGCGATCTAATGTTTCCGCTGTTCTCTCTGTATTTTTTGCAATTTGATCTAGTGATATCGAAAGCGGAATAACAATATCTTTTAAGTCGCTTAAGTCGTCACCTAGCACATCGACTTTGTTTTCTATTTTTTCAATATCTTTTGATACATCTATCTTTAACTTACTTTCATGCTCTAGTAGTTCTAATCTCGTCACATATCCTACTTGTTTTTCAGCTTCCAAAGTTCAAAACCTCCCACACCCGCTATGAATAAATTAAAACAAGCGCTCAAACCGTATCGAACTGGGAGCAACCACTGCGACTGACCTTCTGCGCTAGCAGATGCGTAAAGAAACAAAATGAATACTCCTACGATTCCCCCAATCAGCATATTGATATATTTTGCTTTACTTGTTTGAAATATCGATATCAAAATCAACACAGAACTGACTATAAAGAATAGTCCCCATGTGTCCATATTCATCAAGTCATCCATCAATTTATACGTATCGCTTCCTTCTGCAACTGCATCACCTCTGATAATCAAAAATGCACCTGTCGCAAAGCTGAATAGAGATACTTGTAAAGAAAAAAGAATACTAAAAACATCTTTATAGCTCTTATTCAATAATTGATTCTTTAAATTGATCAACCATTTTTTCATTCACTCCACTTCCTACTTTTTGACATAAAAAATAAGCCGAATTGGCTTTAATCTAAAACATAAAATAATTGATTTAACGCAAAATAAGTAATACTCGTTTCTGCTGGTATAAATCCCATCGCGTTACTTGATGAAGCATGAACACGCCCACCACTCGCTTTGTTTGTTGGTGCGTAAGCCATCGCGGTTTTCGTTGTTTGGACCTCAAAAGGAACAGAAGCGAAAGCATTATTTGTAGCAGTCCACGCTGTTGATTTTTGAACTTGGCCGCGGAAGATAGCAAATCTGATTCCAAAAACACATACGACTCTGTATTGAGGTGTGTTACTTTCCGCTGTTGAATATCCGGAATTCAATATTAGGTTCTGCCACGGTGTTGAATAAAACGAATCTGCATCAATTGAAAGCTTAATATTTCCATTCTCATTAAACTGCAGAGATTTACTAGTTAAAATAGAATTTCCTAGGCTACTTTCCCCGGCAACATCGATTAGTTTCTGCGCAACTTTGTATCCGCCTAATGTACTGATGATGCTTTCTAATACTGCCGACCCTATACCCGTAGGCAAATATGAAGTTGAATTGAACCCGTCATCATTCATTTTGACAGTTCCAGTGTAAAGATTATCGTCGCTATCTTTGTAATTTATGTTATGAATAAATTCCGCACCAGTAATGCTACCACTCTTAACATCACCAAGCTCGGCAGTGATAGCTGAAAGTTTACCCACACGCAATGCGTTGTAATCCAAAGGTAATTCTACCCAACTATTCCCGTTCCAAGTAAAAACACCAACAATTGTTTTAGTGTTTTCGTCTATTTTAAACCATGTGTCACCTTCGACTGGATCGCTTGGCTGAGTTTTATCAAAAACCGGTTTATGATTACTAACTGATTCAATCAATGCATTGTTCGCAACGGTAATCGCCTCTTCTATTTTTCCGTTAATTTCTGGATCTGCTTCCTTAATATCTAATGTTTGACTCACCCATTTTTCTCCATCCCACCTTCGCAAAACATTTGGTGTCACACTACTATCCATCCACAGTAAATCGGTGGTTGGGTTTAACGGTGCTTCACCAGCGACTATTGCATCATTAATATCTGTTAATGTTATTTCCGCTGCTGCTCTAATTGTCATTATCCGACATCCTTTCTTCTGGCATAGCATAAATACGATTGTATCGTTTGCCCGCCTCTCCTTGCCCTAAATTTAGCTGCATCATTCGCTTGCCACTTGCATCAAGAAATGGATACGCTCCTTCGCATTCGTTAGTTGAACCTTGTGCAGGATAGTATTTTTTTTGAAAAACATGATGATAAACTAAACTATTATTAATCATATCCCAACACCAAACTTGATTTTTATCAGTGCCTGTAAAACTCCCTCCGGCTGACAAATACGCGTATGGAAACATTACATGCATTCCTTGCAACGTATATAAAGTAGTTGTAAATCCACAGTCTTTTGTCCTAAATGTATACAAAGGAGCTATTTTCCCGGCAAATAAATCAGACTTTTTAAAAACATTAATACTTAAATTGGAAACGCCTGGACTCATAACTACATAGTCGCTTGTTTTATCGTATGTTACTCGGAAACCGTCAGGCGCTTCAAGTTTAAATGCCATCGACTCATCGTAAAACTGTTCTTTCAAAGGGACATATTTAAACATTGCTATCGCCTTCTCCGCCTGGGGCAATGGTGTTACATAATAAGACCAGATGTGCGCCTCACCAGACGAAGTGTCCACACCAAACATAGTCCCATGTCCTCCGCCGAGAACCCACATCATATCGACGAAAGTACCATCAAGTGTAGTTCTATAAATATTGTATGATTGTTGTCCACCGACTTTACTTTTTTTACTTCCGTAATATTCTTGCGACCAATAAATGTAACCATTTTCCACGTCTATTTGCGCACATTGCATAACCGATAAATTTACTTCTATCCCAGCAGGGAATTCGCGTGGAAGTTCAGCATACATATAACTTTCTTCTTCATTAATCATTAATATGCTAGCTTCACTTCCTTGATTGACCGAACATCTAATAGTTGCATTGATAAAAACGTCTTCTCCAGAGATATTAACAACATTACCTACGCCTATCTGTGCTTCTTCCCAAACTAAGTCGTGTGTACCGTCATTGTTTATCTTCTCCCAAATAAAATCACCACGCTCAATACCATTCGTTATGTTTGTTTTCCCATCATAAACTCTTGCAATAAGTTGTGTAGTGCCAGCGTTATTTTTAAAAGTAGAACCACTAGTGCTAAATAATTCTACTTTCCACGTCTTCGTTTCTTCTATTTGTTTTTTAGCTTCTTCAATTTGTGCTTGAAGTTCCCAAATAGCCAGCGGTGTGACGTTTTCCAATTCGATATAATCACCAAGTACAACCTTGTTTTTAGACGGATCACTAAAAGAAGTTGTCTTTTCTATGATTCTTGCAGATAAAGTTATATCCATGTCCAAGTCGACTACTCTTACTGTGTCTCCAAGTGTGACTTGGTGTGGTTCATAGCCTAACATCTCTGCTAGTAATATCACGTCTACCTCATACGTAGATAAAGGATGATTAACTTTTTCAAGCTCTAGTATCGCCCAATCTTTTAAAGCTTGCGCATTTGTTATTGTATCTTTTGTTATGACACCTTTTAAATATTCTCTGCCATCGTTATACAGCCAGTTCGCTTCATCATCATAAATGTAATTTAAACCATTATTAACTGATTTAATTGTCAAACCATCTTTACCAAGCGGGATAAGAGCAGTGTACATCGTTTTATCAGTTGTAATTCGTTTAAGACCTTGAATGTCTCTTGCGTACTCAAATCGTTTCGCAGTATTGCTGCCTCGTTCGTCAACTAAATCAAATTTATAATTAATGATTTGACCACCAAAGCTCTCTACGTAAGCATCAATTTCTGCTTTATATTCTGCAATAACTTGTTGTAATCCAGCCTGAGCCGTTATATTGTCTGCAAATTCAATAGTGCGTATTTGTCCAACAAATTCTCTCTTACCAATTGACCATCCTGTCTGTTGTAAAATATATTCAAGCGCCATATCAGCTCTTATATCAGTCAGTAATTTATTTGATATAATAGTTGCATTTAAATCATAAATAAATGCATTTTCTGCTGTTGCTTTGATGTATCGTCCTTGCATATTTAACCCGTTTTCAGATTCATAAATACGAAACAATCGTAACTTAGCTTGTTCGTCTTCAAACAAAATATAATTACCTTCGTGAATATGTTCAGCCATTTCATGTTCTGCGGGGATGGTAACAGTGTATGTGTCATCAAAGTTTTCAAGCTTCTCATTTCTCTCATCATCCCAAAAAGGACACGAAAAAGGCATGTCGTTAGATAACACGCCTACAGTTGTTCTTTGTCTATTTAGAATTGTTAACATTCTATACCTCCTCTCCTAATATGTCGTCGGTCTGTATTCTATGGACCACTCCGCTCCTTCACTGAAAGCCACTGGAGTTTGATAGCCACCAAAAAACGAAGGAAATGAACTTCCGATTGCTAAATTTTCCATGAACACTGAACCATTTTTCATTATGACCCCAGCTTCACAATCAATCATAATTTCATCACCTTTATGAATAATAACCTCTGGATTATTTTTAATATCTGCCTCTGGATTAACTTTTTGTACAACCAAGTCACAAAAAACAACATCATTGTCTTTGTAAGTTTGATTATTAAAATCTTCTGGAATATCCATTTTTGCCATGTAAATTCCGATGCCTGCTAACTTAGTAGCAAATTTGTTATTTGAGTCTTTCCATTTGTAGGTTCGTTTCCAAGCTTGACTACCTTTATCGTTCAATTTAACTATTTCCGCAATAAACAACTGTCCACGCTTTTCAATAGATAGATTAAAGTACGCATCTGAGAATTCATTATAGTTATTTCCGACTTCATACGTCGTGTTTATTGTTTTCCAAACTTGCTTAGTCTTTGTTTTACCTTTTTCTGTATACTTCACTGTTTGTTGTACTTTTTTTGAATAAACCACTTTCGTATTCTTTTTCTTAACTACTTTCCCCTCAGTTGCAGCAAAAAGGTATCTATCTTTCGTTGTTCTCCCAATCTCTAGTCCCAAATTCATAGCTCTCCCATTTTGGGCATCTTTAATCATAAATTTACCAATGCGTTTGCTATCTTTGTCTAATAAATACAATTCTATTTTTGTTCTAGCGCGTGGGTATTTTTGAGTAATATTTGCCAATCGAGCGGTTACTTTCCAATTGTCTAATTCTGACGTCAACATTCGTTTCATTACAGGACCTCTCCATGATTTGTAAGGCGCGGTTTCTGTTTTTTCACCATAGGAATTTACACGAATGGTGTTTATAGTTTGTTTAAATGAACTTGTTTTCGCAGGCTTACCATTTTCTAGCTCCCAAGTAATATTACTTTGCCCAATACCATCCCACAAAGTCATGTCATTTGCTCTATCGGACAACACGTTCTCATACATTTTCACAGCTGTTTGTCCTGTATCGGGGTCAATATCAGCCCCTAGAAATATATAATCATCATCTGTTGCAAATGATAGACTAGTTAAATCGTCGGTTGCTATCGCATGAATAATTGGACTTGTTGATTGTGAACCCGCCACCTCGATTATAGCCGGGCTTTCTGGTAAACTAATTTCTTGTTGTTCTCCATATCCACGAGGATCACTACATATAAATGTAATGGTTGTTGTATAATTATCTGTCTGTAATTCCGTTAACTCTGCCATTTGGGCAAAATGACCGTAATAAATCCATTCTGGTTCATCATCAAAGATTATTTCGCTTTCAAAACTATTAGTTTGGATGATTAAGTTATTAAGATCGTGTGCTATTTCTACTCGTTCAGTTTCCGATTTCCCCATAAGCGTAATATTAATGTCAAAGCTTCTAGTGCCAACGGAATTACCAAAAAAGTACCCACCGATTTTGGCAGGTACTTCTTGCATATTCTCAGTGATATTGATTGCATTTCTTTTGATACTATTAACAACTGCTGGAATGTCATTGCTATGGATTCCAGCATACGTAAATCCTATTTTAGTCACGTCGTTCTAACCCCCTGAACTCGGTCTTTTCTACTTATACGATTGTTCTGCATTTTTGTAATTGCAGGTTCCACTAAACTTCCGACCTTATTTGTGTCCATGTATACGTCACTATTTTTTTGAAGTAGTTGCATTAAAATCTGATTCTGCTGTTGAAGCAATAAAATCATGTCAGAATTGTCAGGACTATTGACAACAACACTTCCTCCATCGTTCATTCCAATAATTTCTTTTGTTTTTTTGATTAATTGAACTGCTCGATTTTTCCGAGTAAGCGGTATGACTACTTCCGGCTTATTGTTCTCAGCAACTTCTATCATTTCATTTTTGTTTACAAAACCACCATTAGCAAATCTACGATGCCCTCGTGGTCCCCAGCCTCGTTTTCCGTAGGGAAGGTCGTTTCTCCATGATGAGTTATTGAAGAACGCCAGCAACTGATCATAACCAGAAAAAATATTATTATGACCTTTCATTCTGTATGCGTTAAAAGTCTGCGGTATATATTGAAGCAAACCTTTAGCTGGGTTGCCTGATAATGTATTAACATCCACAACAGCAGATGACTGAGTTATTTTTTCATTCCCGCCAGATTCACGATGAATTTGTGCAATAATGCCTTTTAATTCACTACCGGACAAATCCACTTTCATGGCTAGAGCCGCTTTCTTAATAACACTAGACCACGCCGAAGCACCTTTCCCAGCTGGTCCTGCCACTGGCGCAGTTTCTTTAAAACCAGACAGCATTTTCTCCAAAGGTGCGCCGATACTGTTTTTTAAATAGTTCAGCATGTCAGAACCTAAATTACCATCGTTACCCATTTTAACGCCAACAGACAAGCCACCAAAAAGTTTATTTAAATTTTTGATAGGATGCGCTGCCCAGTCAAAAGCTTTTTTAGAAAAATCAACTACTTTTCCAGCTACCGCTTTTGTCCCATCCCAAGCATCACTTAAGAAATCATTGATCGTTGAATTGCCACTTGCAAACCCAGGTAATGTTTTACCAAGTCCACCTTGCATGACTTTTTTCGAATCTTCATGATTCAAAATTTTAGTACCTGGCGCAACATGCGTTATTTCTGCACCATTCGCACCTAAAATCTGAGCTTGTGCTTTGCGTTTATTATATGCAATCTCAAATCCTTCTTCGCCAGCCATGATTTGTCCGGATGCATTGTTAGAACCTGTGTAATCCATTGCTAACTGACTACCATATGAGGTTCTTTTGCTAAATGATTTCGAAGTTTTAGTATTATTGTTGTAACCGGCAGGCTTCCATTCAGGAATAGTAGGTAAACTAAAAAACTTTAATACTTTATTTATTCCCCCTGTCACAGAGTTGATTACACTAGCCAAACCTGCTTTGAAATTATCCCATTTTGACAGCGACTGCCCCGTTTCCCAATCAACCTGTTTCAAATGACCTGAAGCTTGTTTTTTTGCTTGGTCAACAACACCCGTGTGCATTTTTTTCGCTTCACTAATTGTTTTATTTTTTTGGCTCTTAGCTTTTCTTACAATATCATCATGTTGTTTCTTAGTAATAGTTCCGTTTACATAGTATTCTTTATCAGCAGCAGCGACAACTTGTTTGTATTTACTATTTGCTTCTTTCACAGCACCGTCTTTGGCGCGTTTAGATTCTTTTACGACTTTTGAAGCTTGTTCTGTACTTAATTTTCCACTACTGTCTTTCAGTTTTCCTAAAATTAATTTTTGCTCTTTTGCAGACTTACTCAAAGAACTAACCACAGCAGTTTCTTGTTTTTTAGATATTGCTTGAATTTGATTACTATATATTTGATTACTAGTTTTACGTTGATTTGCAGCATTACGTTTGATGCTCGTAATTTGCTGTTCCTCCGAAGCAGTTAAAACTCTACCTTCCTTTGCAGCTTTTGCGTTAATTGCTTTTATGTCTGCTTTCTCTTTCTTTGTAATATCAGCATTTTTAGTAGCCATGTCTTCATTTAGCTTTTGAATTTGTTCGTTGTTTTTCTTCACTTCATCTAATGACAATTTTTGTATTTTTGCTTGCTTCTCTTTAACCGCTTTTATGTCTGCTTCTGATAACATGCTATTCTTTGACAAAGTATTTAAATTCTTATCAGTACTTTTTTTAGTCTTCTCAAAAGATTTCTCGACTAACGCAACCATCCCATTATAATTTTTGCTAATTTTATCAGATGTTGATTTAGTGATTACATCCCCGGACATTTCCAAATACTTTAATTCAGAGATTGCGTTTTGAGACATAGTTTTATATGAGTTTACATTTTTTGCTGTATCTTTACTAATACCTTTTCCGGAAATATCCGTTTTCAAAGGATTAGCAAACACATCTTTTATAGCCGCATATCCTGCTTTCGCCATTTTAATTTGATCGTTAATTTGATTAACTGGATTCAATAGAATAGGATGTTCTTTTGCTGAGAATGAAAGTGCATCCCAAATCAAATCGAATTTAGCTTTATATTCAGGGATTTCCTTCTGTATTTTTTTACCGAATGCCTGCCCAAATTTAGTTCCAGCAATACCTCCTATTGCCGCACCTACAGCTGTTCCAATTCCTGGAGCAATTGCTGTTCCTATAGCGGCTCCTGCTGCCCCGCCAGCTAAGCTCCCACCAGCGCTACCAGCTTTATCGCCAGCATTTTTCTTATTAATACCAATAAGTTGTGTTGCAGATAATGCAATTCCTAGACCAGGTAATGCCTTCCCGACGCCTTTCAAACCAGCCCCGATTTTTCCGAATTTGCTATAACTCGCAATATCGCCTGCCATATCAGCTGTAGATAATGCTTTTGCTCCTTTGCTTCCTTTAAAAAATGAGCCAGCTTTACCTAAGAAACCTTTACCTTTTCCTCCACCGACTGGCAAAGCATTTCCAGCAAGTTGAGTAGTCGCAGCATTAGTTCCGGCAGCAACCGAGTTTTCTGCTAACGCGGCTGTTAGTTTCTTTACAGGTGAGATAGCTGCTGCTGCTCCTTTTGCAATAAATCCAAATGCTAGTCCAGCCACCGGAATCGCTACCGCAACTACACCTGCTGTGGAGATAACTGTTTTAGTACTATCATTCAATCCATTAAACCAATCGGCTGCTTGTTGAATATACTTTCCTAGACTACGTAATACCGGTGTCAATGATGTTCCTATGCTTATTGCAAATGTTTCAATTGCACCAGAAATTTCTTCAATAGTACCTTTCAAATTATCCATTTTCATTTTAGCTACATCGTCTGCAGTTACTTTACCCATTTCGGTGCGCATTTTTTTAATTCCTTCTGCGCCTTCACGATAAGCAATATTCCCAGCGCGAACTGCATCAGAGCCAAACATAGCACCTAGCGCCGCACTGCGCTGTTCAGAATTTAAGTCTTTTAGACTACTTTGCAATAAACCAGATATTTCTTCTGCTGATTTCAATTCCCCATTTGTATCGTAAAACGCGGAGTGAACTGCTCCAGTAGCAACTGTTAATTCTTCAAATTCTTTGTTAACTTTAGAAGCGCTTGCCTTTGGACCTGCTAAACTTTTAGCTAAATCTTGAATTTGTCCCATTAATTTATCTGTATCGTTAGAAAGCGGTTTTACACCATTTTCTTGCAATACTTTCATGGCAGTTTCGTTGTCCACAATGCTTAAACCTAGAGCATCAAATTGTTCCCATGCTGCCTTTGTTGTAGGGTGTAATCTTTGTAGCATAGTTTTGAGAGAGGTCCCCGCATCGGAACCTTTTAAACCATTTTGTGCGAATACTGCTAACATTGTAGATGTATCATCAAATGACAGACCAACGCCACTCGCAACAGCAGAAACTTGTTGTAAAGACATCTTCATTTCTTCTACACCAGTGGCAGAAGCATTTGCCGCACCAGCTAGAATGTTTGCCGCATCCGCCACGCTTAAATTATCATCCTTAAATGCGTTTAAAACTGTAGCCGCGATTTCTGCCGCTGAAGCTAAATCTAACTCACCCGCTGTTGCTAATGAAAGCGCACCTGAAAGCCCGCCATTGATAACATCTTTTACTGAAAGACCTGCCTTTAAAAGTTCTTCTTGTGCCTGCGCGGCTTCTAAGGCGGAGTATTTCGTATCTGCACCTTGTTGAATAGCGAGTTCTCTTAATGCATCTTTATATTGATTTACCTCGCCAGGGGACATAACAGAAAGAGTATTTGACATTTGTTGTTCAAAATCAGCCGCTTTTTTGGTAGCAAAACCTAAACCAAGCGCAACTGGAGCCATATACAAACTTCCTTTTTTCCCGAAGGCGACAAGCTTATCACCTGTTTCATTTAACTTTTTTTGATACTTGTCTAAATCTTGAGTCACCGCTCCCCACGGTGAACTTTTAACAGCTTGCTCTCTCTTGAATTTCTTATAAGATTCTGTCGTAGTATCAATCTTTCTTTGCAAATTATTGTAATTTGCAACTTCATTGTTTACTGCTTTTTGTCCAGCTGATAAAGCTTTTGGCATTTGTTGTAGTTCTTTGTTAAGTTTGTTATACGCTTTTTGATTTGAGTTGACTTCTTTTTCCGCTTCTTTTAATTCTTTTTCAGTTGCATTGCCAGATTTAGAAAGCTGTTCAAAACGTTTTTTTGACTCAGTCAACGTTTTATTAGACTCTTTCAACTCTCCATTTAAAGAAGCATTTCGTTTTTCTAAATCTTTAAAATCGTTTTTAGTTTGAGAAACCATTTTGCTTTGAACAGATAACTTTTTATTAAGTCCATCCAGTTCTGTTTCATATCGAGATAAGGTTTTTTCTCCTTTGCCAAATGCTGAAAGGTTCGCTTTCATTTCGCTATTCACAGAACCGAGGGTCCTTTTCAACCCTTTCATTCCCTCGTCCACTCTAGTAGCATCTAGATCTAGGTTAATCGACAATCCTTGAAGTTTATTCATTATTTACCCCCTTTCTCAATTGACATCTTGATATTGTGCTACAAAGTCAACAAGTGAAACTTTGTTGTTTTCTGATTTTGCTTCTTCTTTTTCGATTATCAGACGACATAACTTTTTGTATTCTTGATCGTCCGTTTCTCGAATTGTCCAGCCATACTCTTTCATGCAGTAACGCCTAATTGCATCGAGATCGGACAAAAACTCGGTAAGCGTTATTACTTTGCTTCTTCGTCTTCGTCATCTTCAACATCATACTCTTCTGGTGAAATTTCTCGAAAGACAGACACCAAAGTATCGTTCAATTTTTTTGAAGGAATATTTTTTTTAAGAAAATCCACACTCAAATTCTTGTCGTTAAATAATTTAACTATGAATTTCAACTGCATTTCTAGAATCATCGTTTTTTTAGGATCCTCAGAAGTGTTAATGTATTCTCTAATTTTTTCTTGCATTTTCCAGTAGTCTTCTAATTCAATTACAGAGGTATCTCCTCTCTCGTAAAGCTCTTTCTTTTCTGTTTCTTTGTTAAAAATTTCTAATTTAATCATGTTTTCTCCACCTTTTTTATAATTTTTGTCAATAAAAAAAGAGTAGGAGTTCACCTACTCTTAAAATATTTTATCCTTCGGGTACTACTGGTGTTTCAACAAAGCCAGGAAAAGCCATTTTATAAATTTTATCTCGGAATTCTTCGCCCACAGCCATAGCAAAAACGTCCCCAGCGTCATTATAAACAAATTCGCCAGTGAGACTAGTTGCTTCTGGTTCCTTTGGTTTATCCTCAGATGTGTTTAATTTAACGTCATCTTGTCCATATTTCCCTTTTAGTAAAGCAAAGAATACCGGTTCCCCTCGCAATGTTTCACTTTCCATCACGCATGAAGCGTATGGTGGATTAGTGTTTTTCCCAACAGTTACAATACCATCTGCGTTCTTTTGACGACCTAATAACTCTTGTCCTAATTCGAAAGGTAGTTCCATAATACTAATCGTTTGCTTAACATCACCAGAACCTTTTTTGGAAATGTAGTACGGACCATTGGATGCAAAAACTTTAATAGCCTCTGCATCAAGACCAGAAATATCCGCTTCGACCGTACCACCTTTTTTATTCTTACCATTTACTTCTACTTTTTTTGTTACTTTTTCGTCTTTTTCATCAAAAATACCGAAAGTCGCTTTTTCAAATCCGATCGTTGTAATCATTTATTTCACTCCTATTATTTTTATTGATATAGCTTGTATGGCAATCCACTATATTTTCGTGCATCTACAAATCGACCTGTTTCTGGGAAATATTCATCTAATCCGCCAGCTAGTTGCCCAAATCCTATTTGTTTCATTTCTTTTCTAACTTCTTCTTGTATTTGTTTAACAGTTAATCTATCGTCAGATTGTACATCGATTTGTACTAAAAAATCTTCCCACATAGCCTCGTTACTAGAAAAATTAGTTGGTACTGGAACATCTAAAGGAATGATTAATAAGAAAGTTTTGTTAGAATTACCCGTGCTTGGAAAATCATAATATTTTATTCTCTCTTCGCAAGTAGTGTGAATGATATCGTTTTTACTTAATGTCGTATATATGATGTTCAAAATATCAATCATAATTTATCACCTATTTTCTTCTGTACAATTGCCCTATAAGCTCTTTCAGATATTCTTAGTGACCTGGCAACACTACCTGTTCCGGCTGGTGTGATTTTTTTACCATTCCTTGTATAACCATACTCGTTGAGATGAATTATTTTGTACCTGTCTTTAGGACCTTTCCAGTCAATCTTTATACTTCTTACCCCATTGTCATACGAAGGTTTTTCTATATTAATCTCATCAATCGATGCACCTGTGTCTTTAAATTGAACAAATTCACTTTTAAGCGTTTTTGCAACAAGGGCTGCACCTGCAATTAGAGCAGGGTCTACTAATTGTGGCAAGTTTTCTCGTCCAAATATACTAACTAACTGCCTTTCCAACTCTTCTACTCCGGTAACTTCTACACTCATGTTTGAACCCCCAGAAGCACATTTACAAAGCTATTACTTTGCAAGTCTGGGCTAACATCAATCACATTAAATCTTTTGCCCAAATAGCGATAATCTAATATTTCTACATAATGTTTGTTACTAACTGTATACTCACCTTTAGTGTCTCGAATATTAATTGTGACAGCTTCTTTTGTTCCCGTGCCATGTAAAATTTCTAAATCTTTCATGGATGGTTTATAAACTTCTGCAAAACATTCGAATAGAATTACTTTTTCTATTTCACCTGGTTCAGGACCATTTACCGGCTGATATTCAAAAAAAACAACCGGAGTGCGTAAATCGCCACTCTGAACTTTTTGAGGTTTAAACTGAAACTTCATCAGATTCACCACTTTCAACTAAATAGAGAGAGAAGCCTAAGCTAGTTATTTGTGATTGAAAGTTTTCATTAAAGAATTCTATCGAATCATTATACGCGTATCTAGTACGCTCAATGACCAATTCTCTTGCCCTAAAGTGTTCATCTACATTAAACAGCCCGCATTTTTCTTGTAAATCAGCAATTGAAAAAGATAGCAACTCTTTTAAATTGCTATCTTCGCTATTGTGAGAAATATGCATACGCTCTTTAAATTTTTTAAGAAGGTCATCTGATACTTCCATGTACAGCACCTACTTTTTTTTATCTTTTTTTGGTTCATCCAATCGTTTTAAAAAAGAAGCTCCCAAATTGTCAGCGACTTCATCTGCACGTTTTACAGTCAATTCAATTTCAGTTCCTTTTTCATATACTTCTTTTGTTTCTTTGTCTTTGAATTTCTTTAATACTTCAAATTTAGCCATTTACAATCACCCTTCCGGAGTTTGATCTGTTGGTTTGATATTTAATGTCCATACAGCGGCAGCTTTTTCGTCTTTAGCTTTACCATACGCAAATTGTTTTGCAGCATATAAGTTAAGATCTTCAAATGCAAGCGTTTGGTCAAAAGTAGAAATATTCAAGGCTCCACCAATAAGTGCATCATAACGTTTTGCTACATAAGAAATAGCTTTCTTTTCTGGAACGAATAATGATTCAATGATATTTAAATTGTAAGGCAAGGCAGTCACATACACTCCGTTTGCATTTAAGCTTGTGTACTGTTTTTTAACGTCCCAAGCATCTGTAGGATTGACTAGTAACGTAACTTCGCCAGCTACATTTAGCGGCTTGCCATTTTCTTTTACGGAATGATATTTATATACATCTGTTAATTCATTAACAGTTACCTTAGAGCTAGCAAATGTCAGTGTTCCAGATGCAACTTTTTCTGGATATACACCATCTACTACGTTAGTGCCTTTTCCAACTTTACGAGTTAGACCAACAGGCTTATCTTTACCATCACCAATAATAAACGCGCTTTCTAACGCTACTGCGAACGCTTCTTCAATTTGAGTAACTACAAAACGTTTCACCCATACAGGTCCAAAATTTTCAAGGTCTTTCGGAACTACTACAAAAGCGGTTAATTTATTCTGAATAGATTCTTCTTCACTGAATGTAGCATCCAATTGTCCTTTGATTTCACCAAAGATTTTGCCCCATACAGCAAGACCACTAGTTTCGGATTTTAAGAACTTAGTACGTAAACCGGTTGTACGCATTCCAATAGATGCAAGGAAAGGATGTTCAGTTGTTAGATCTTCAAAAATTTCATCCACGACTGTTTGTGGTAGCAATGTTTCTTCTTTGTAACCAACTTCTTTATTAATATCATTGAAGAATTTAATTTCTTCATTCGTGATATTTTTGTCTGTTCGGCTAGCTGAAATATACTGGTCTGCCTCTTGACGTGCTTCTTTCTTGGCTTGGTCCATAATATCAGCAGCCATCGCATCTACCATTTCCACATAAGCCTTGTTTTGAATTTCTTGTGTCTCTTCGTTTTTAACAGCATTGACAAAAGCTGTTCGTTTTTCCTCATAATTTACAAGGTTGTTTTTTAATTTGATAGTCATAATTTATTTCCTCCTATTTTTGGGTATTAAAAAAGAAACCGTTTTAGCCCATTCATTTCTGGCTCTTCTGGTTTCTTTTCCTGTTCAGTGATATGTTGATCCAAAGTTTTCCCATCAAGTATCACTTCATTTTTTAATTTTGCAATTGCATCTTCTACAATGCTTTGAATTTGTTCCGCTGATAAAGATACTTCTAAAATTGATTGTTTACCATTAGTATCTTTCAGTCCCCTAACTTTATCTAATGTAGCTTGTGGTAACATGCCGCCTGTACTTGCTACTAATTTTGGCGTTTCGCTATTTTCTTGAAACATCACACCATCTGCTAATCCTAGCTCTACAGCCTGTTGAGAATTTAGCCATGTTTCTTCTCCCATCATATTTAACAGTTCTTCTAATGTTTTTCCCGTTTTCAGCTGATAAGCATTAGCAATGGATATATTAGCATTTTGAGCAATTTCAGAGGCTTTTTTTAACTCTCTATAATCACCTCTCCCACCATACTGAACATTGTGAATCATCATTTGACCAGTTGGAGAAATTAATACTTCATTTCCAGCCATCGCAATTACAGATGCTGCACTTGCCGCCATTCCAACAATTTTTACAACTACATTGCCATTGTATGATTTTAATGCTGTATAAATTTCACTACCAGCAAACACATCTCCACCATTGCTATTTATCCAAACTTCAACTTCACCTGACGCATTTACCAAGGCTTCATTGATATCATTTGCACACGTAGCTTCCATATCCAGCCAATCATAAATCCATTTGTCATCATTTCCAATAATGGGACCTTTGACTTCAATTTTCGTCATTCATTCTCACCTCCTTCATCAGCTGACTGATAGTTCTTAGTAATTAAATATTTATCTAATTCCGGATTATCTACTCGTTCAGCGCCCAATAATTCTCGAACTTCATTACGATTAAATGAACCAGAGGCAACCAACTTATCTACAGCTTCTGCATTTTCTATAATGTCTTTTTTGTGTATGATTTTGATATGTTCACCTGCTAAAAACTCGCTGGAAGTAAATAATTTAGCGTTTAATTCGTCTTCTAGCTTTTTAGTGAGTGGATCAATACAATATTCCATATAAGCTTTCATATTGTTACTCAAGTCTGCCATATCACCATGCAATAAAGATGATGGAATGCCGAGAATACTAGCCACATAGTCAATCATTTCTTTACGTAACTTCTTAACTTCATCAAAACTTTGACTATTATTCACGCTTGTTGTTCCAAATTCTTCATAATTGAAGCCTTCCAATTGAGGAACAATCGCAATTTCGTTGTTGCTAAACGAGGCGTAGACTTTGTCAATGTATTCTTGTAGCTTTATTTGTTTATCTTTATCTGCAACGCCTGCCATTTTGAAGTTGACAGCTCCACGAATTTGAAAGTTGCGCATTTGTGCGCGAATCATTTTTCCAAACAACTCTCCATAATCCTCGAACATCCCATTCGTGAATGCCGACAATCGTTCATTTCCATATTCTAAGAAAATAACATCGTCCATACTGAACTTTCGCTCGTAACAATAATTTTTCACTGTGACGCCTTCGAAAATGTCTGGAAATAACGCAAACTCTTTTCTCACATAACTATCAGCAATTAAAAAATCGTCTGTATCTGAAAGGACAATTAAGCACTCATTATCATAAATTAGCTTATAAATCACTTTCTCCCAAAATGAGCTTGAACTCATATCTGTATTTGGACGAATGTTTAACTTATAATACAATTTATCCCGCACACTAATTTCTCCATTTTTTAACCTAAAATCAGATTTTGCAATGGTTCTCGCGATATGTTTTACACATGTATTTAAAGCCATTTTCTTTAAATATACTTTGGTAGTTTTGTCCTCTAAAAAGTCTAAATCCCACATCCACTCAATTTCTTTGTTTCTTTTAAACAGTTCTGTAAAGAGTCCCAATTTATCACCTCCTAAAACGCAATCGCGTTAAGCATGTTCAATACCTCTTCTACATCAATATCTTCTATTTCATCCGCACGCCAAAGAGCATGGACAAAAGCCTGAAATCCATCAGTTTTACGTCTATGCTCGTCTTTTTTAAGATACTCTTTATTTCCATCCGGTTTGATTTTCACTGCAACATTATTTGTATACCATCGCATTAACGGATTATCTCCAAACACAATACGATGATTAGCAAATAGTGTTTCAATTCGCGGAGCTAGCAAACTATGAGCTGCACGTGGATTTCTAATAATCTCCAGTTCAAATCCTTCTGCTTCAAACAGCGGACGCATGAGATCCATTCGGAAATTATCTCCGATTACTTTTTGAATACCGTATGTTTCTCGCATTTCAACAAACCAATTGACCACATGACGAGGGTCGATAGTAGGTTCATCTACAATGGTCAATAATCCCTGTTTTTCCCATTCTTTAATGGGCGGTTTAAGGTTTGCGATATCCAAATATCCTTTTCTAGCAAAGGAATGTGTTTTCCAAATATAATCGTCGCCTACACGAAACAGCAATCCAACAGCCGCAAAGTCCTTAACGCTTGCATAGTCAAACGCACCAATACAAGCTCGGTTTTGGAGTTCTGGCATTTCTCGGTTAGTTGCGAGAATATCTTCCCACGGTGCTACTACCTTTTCCAAGTCTACTTCTGGAAGGTTCATTCGTTTAGTCATGAATGCTTCTCTGCCGCTTGGATTGTTCGTTAATGCTTCATATTGTTTTCTAACTTTATTTAGTAAGCGTTTAGAACGAGGACTTAATGGCTTTTCAAAAGCAGGATTTGCTTTTTCCCACATAGCTTCATTCTTAACTTCCTCTGGATCATCTAGCTTACAAATAAAAGGAAACATGCGGTCGTTAAGATTTTCACCACTTAAAATTGCTTTACTACGTTCTTCCAACTTGTCATAAAATCCCGCTCTCACAAATCCATTGGTGCCAATAAAAAATTCTCTGGGATTCGCGACTTTGCCAAGTCCTCCAGAGAATACATCAATTATTTGTCTATCTTCATATTCATGAGTTTCATCATAAATAACACAGCCTTCACGACCACCATCTTTAGTTTTTGCATTTGACGTTTGAAATTTAAAAACACTGTTGGTTCCTTTGCCAATAATCTGTGCTTTCCATGCGTCAAAGCTGCCTTCCAATTTAGGATTTCCGTCTATTGTATTAAATACTTCTTTAAAACTAACTTTCGCTTGGTCTTCGGAATTCGCTACTACCGAAACATCGTAATTGTTAATCCCATGTAGCGGACTTATAAAATAATTTGATAATGTACTTATAAACCCGTTCTTACCGCCACCGCGACCAAGTGTTATAAAGAACTCTTCATAAAACAGTTCATTGTCTTCTTTAAAATATAAAAAAATAAATGGTGCAATAAACTTTTCCCAGTTATCCAAAGAAAAGTACCATTTTTCACTAAAAGCAATATAATTTTCTATTTGCGTCTCATCAAAATATATATCATCTCTACTAAGAACATGTTCTTGTAAGTAGTTTATTAGATCGATTCGTTCTTTATTGAGTAGTATTTTTCCACTTTCATACGACTGTATATAGTTATCAACGTGTTTATTTGATATCATATCAAGTCACTACCATCTTGATTATCATTTTCGCCTTTGAATATAAAAGATCGTTCAATAGATAATAATGAAGTGTTGATTCGATTTTTTTCTTGTATCGCTGGATTAGTTTTCGTGAATTTTTGCGAGCCGTTTTCGGTGACAACAACAGCACCATCCACTTCAATGCTTTTGTCTAACTCGTAATATATACGTATTAAATTAATATAACGATTAATTTTTTCGAGTTCTTTCTGACTAGTAGTATCAATATTTGATAACAATTCTTTTTCCAATTTCTTTATGTTATATTCCACTTTCAACCCTCCCTCCTTCATGAGACTTTTTAATATTTCTGCGGAGAAGACCC